ATTCATATGCTACATAAGGAACCATTTTTAAATATTGTTGATTAGAGTTACCTCCTGATTGACCAGCTATATAAGCTGCAATCAAAGCATCTAAATCTGCAAGCTTAACATAGTTTGTGGCTACATCAAGTTCAAGAGCAGTAAGATCAGCTACAGTCGCACAAAGCTTATTTATAAGTGCTTGGACAATAGCATGTGTATCTGAACTAGTTGTTACGCCAGTCAAACAATCAATTGTGTAATCAGCATTTAATGTAGCTAATGTACTGTCAACTGTATCAATTTGAGTTTGCAAATCACAAACTACTTTTACCAATGCTTGAAATATTTGTTCAGAAGTCCACTGATTTGTATCAATTGGAGCAGGTAAATAACCATTTACAAGTGCGCAACGTATTGCTGTTGAAAGAGTAATTTTATCTCCTTCTCCAGTTAAAAGAGGAACTAAAGTGTCAATAATGTTCTCTATAACCACCTGGAGATTATCTCCAGATGCTATGTCTAAAGGTACACTATCAAGACCTGTATATCTGACACATTGATCAGAAACAGTCTGTACACAACCATTATAGCAACTTTCGCAGGACATGTTTTAATTTATTTATGAATTAACACTTTAACTCTACTTATAATTTGACATGTTGTGGGAACCCCATGAACCATGGCATAATCAGGAGTACAAATTCTATATGTTAATATTTGTTTGTAATGTAATAAGTCTTCAATTACTTCTCCAGAAATGTAATTATTCATAGAGAATATAATATTGTTATATTGAATCTTAGCCCAGTAAGTTAGTCTTTCATCTATTTCAGTCAGTGTTGTTGAAATGCTAGTTCCAGCTGCACAGTCTGTTAATTTTGGTGATAACATCTTTTATTCTATTTGTAGCGTTCTTAAGTTTGTTGTTACATGCTGAACATAGGCCATTAATTAATTGACACCCACATCCTACTTTCATGCCACATCCTCTACAGTTTGCCATATTAAACAAAATTATTTATATAGTTGTTTCCTGTACAACCACATTGGTTTGCAATAAAATAATCTAATTGTCTATCAGCTTGAGCATATAACTTATTAGCTGTATCTATAGCACAGTTATTTGCTGCTGCTATAGAGCCTTGAATCATGTACCAGATGCTATTTAATACCACTTTTGACTGAGTTCTAATAGCTGAGTCACATTCCATCATATCAAGTTTCATAAATGCACTATCAAACTTTTCTTGTATAAGTTCAGTACGCATAATGTTCTTCTCTACAAAATTTAAATAAGCTGGCGCAACTGAGTATTTCATTTTGTAAATACCATCAGGTAATGGAGTAATTACTGGAAATGTAGACAGCTCTAAAATAATTGAGTTATAAACATTAAAGTCATTAACATTAAATGGGATAGCAACAGCACTACTAAAACCAGGCACAGTAATTTGCATAGTAGGAGCACTTACATTAGGTGGATCTGTATTATAAACTGATGTATCAGCTATACCTAATGTTTTTGTATCGTAAGGACTTGAGATATCCTCTCACCCTCTGGCATAGGCTAATGTGATTCTACTTCTATTCTTAAGGAATCAAAGTAGTTGTTGTTGAAGTACTAGGCCATACAGTAGTTGTGGTGCTAGTTGTAGTGATACAAGATGTGTCACCAGCAACAGCTCCTAAAGCAGCTACTAATATTGCTTCGATAGCAGTTGTTTGATTGCTTGGAACAGCAATTATAACCATACTATCTTCTTTAATGTAATCTCCCCAGCTGTAAGCAGATTTATCATACTCGTTGAATTTGATGTAATACAAATCATAGATTTGACCATCAGTTACCCAAGACTCAAAGTTCTCGTTGTAACCAACCATTCTGTATAAATGCTTCAAGTAACCAGCTTGGTAACTATAGAAGTTCTTTTCTAATTGTTGAATCTCAGCAGAAGTACCAACAGCGTAGTTAGCACGTTGTCTAATTACTGGAGTAGCTACTTTGTTACAAGGATCATCAACAATAAAGTCAGCAGTGGTTGCAGGACCAGAGAAGATGAAAGTTCTAAAATAGAACCTGTCATATTCCCAAGGGAATGCAGCAACGTCACAAGGCTGGCCATATTTAGTTAATGGTTTACCACTAATACGCAAGAATGCGCTTTGATCGTTACCAATTCTTTGGAACTGATAAAACTGAGTTAAGTGAATGTTGTCTGGGTTATCACCAGGAGCACTAGCTTCTAACTTAAGAATCAATGCATCAATCAATGCAGGAACATCTACATCTGTACAAGGATCACCACCACACTCTAAGCATGGAGCATTTACTGTTACAGAACGAGTGAAACCATTGAAATACAATGTTTCTAAGTAGCTAGAGAATCCACGTAAAGTCAAGGTAACAATGTCACCAGGTTTTACTGTAAAGTCAACTACATCAGTTACTTGGTTTACAGGAGTTGCACAACCTGCAGACTTGTACCATTCTGTTACGTTTGACTTACAAGAAGCACCAGTTACACATCCAGCAATTTTGTCTGAACGCTTAGAACCTTGTAAATAAGTGTTTACTCTACCTTGAGCTACGTAAAAGTAGGGGGCAGCAGCAATGTTACCAGATGTGGCAACAGTATAGTCATTAAGGAAGATACCTACTTGACCAGCTGTTAAATTCTGAGTGGATCCAGAGCTAGGTAATGTGTTTCCTACTGGTACCACAAAGAGGGTAGTTAATGAAAAATCAGCCATTTTGCTTTATTTTTATTGTGAAAAATTACTCGTTTGTTTGAATTCTGTAGATTGAACTTTGTACTGCACTTTGGTTTTCTGTATACATTGCCAAGTTTTGTACTGTTAAATCTAGTAATTCGTCTTCTAAATACGTTTCAAGTTCGCAATCTTGATCAAAAGATGGATCTCCATCTAACATGATATATCCTGTTTTATTGATATATTGAGGATATCTCATATAAGATATATTTATAGTAGTTGGTGTAAATGTACCATCTGTAAATATAGAAATCTCATCAGAGGATAGAAAGTTGAATGTCTATTGATATTCAAAAGAAGGCTTATAGTTGTTATTGGTAAGAATGAACTGAACATCACCATGCTTAGCCAAATCTCTATTTATCCATATCTTTCTATCTTTACATCTTCCTTTATCTGCTAATACATAACTATCAATGTAGAACATGTATTTTGGAACTAAGGTATGTAAGTTTGCAAACCATTGATTTAGTTCAACGTTTTTTATTGTTAATGGCAAAGGTTGATGGTTATAGGTAATAACCAAGCTTTGAAGATCTTCATACCTTTTTTTGAAGGCATCTAGACCATATCCAGAGATTGTACTAGTACCATCAACCTTTTGCTTTACTAATTTTATTTGAGCTTCATTAAGAGCTAGAATTTTATCTTCTAGGTTAATTTGCTGATGTTCGTTAGTTGATAGTTTATTCAGTCTCTGATCAACCTTATATAATAAACTATCTACTGAGATCATACTGAAGCTATTTTTTTACTTTTCAATTTACCTTCCAAAGTCAATAATTGATCTTGGTTGTCTTCATCTGCTAAGAACTTTACTAAATCATCTTCGTCCTTAGCAATTTCAAATTCACCTTCGTAAACTTTACCATTAGGTCTAACTCTATAAACTGAGTGAGAAATGGCTTGTTTTACTAAGTCTTTAATATGGAGTAAGTTTTCCTTCATATCTGCAAATCTGTTGAACACCTCAATTGGGTTTAGTCCAGCATATTTGCCATTCTTGAATTCTGTTTGTTTTAGGATATTATCAACCTGATTGTAAACTGATTCTTCTTTAGAGTCATCAGATACTGGAAGACCAAGTAGACGAGCCACTTTTTTCTTCTTATCAGGAGTCATACTATCAAACTTAATAATAGCTTTATTAATAAGTTGTTTCTTTTTAAACATCACCTTGTTTTCAATCTCATCATCAGCTACATAATATTGTGTATCTGCAGGGAATTCACCACGCTCCCAAGCTTGATAGCTAGAAGCAATTGTTGGATGAACTCTCAACCATGAGAATGCTAGCTCTTGCAATGGCATTGACAAGTCATAATAATTGTCGCCATCCATAAGTTTAACAGGTTGTACATGTAGAGCATCATCTACAGAAGTAGATAAACCATAGTTCCAGAACTGAGAACGTGGACCCAAGTCTACATTCAAAGCTTCTTCAAGTTTTTGTTTTAACTCTGTTACTCTTTCTACTTCCATCTCTCTTTCTAAAGGATCAGAGATTCTTCTGATGTAAGCAGCTTTAGGATCTAAACCTGTTCTGTACTGACCATCTAATTCTTTGTAAGGATATTTAAAAACTCCTGTTCCAGGAATTCTAGTGTATCCTCTTGAAGCTAATCCTCCTTGCATTGTTTGCAATTGCGAATTGTTGTACTCTTTTTTAATAGTAGAGATCTTTCCTATCTTTGCCATATGTAGTTGTTTTTGTTTGGTTTAATTGCAGATGGGTCCCATCGAAGGGTATGCTATCAACATGAGTTGACACATCCATCTGTATTTGAGAAGACTCCCCCACTGGGAGGAGTGGGGGGTAATTCTTCTCTGTATTGGGGGTCTAGAGATACTATCCCTAGAAGTGCACTAGAATTGAGGAATCTCTTCAATCAACACTGTACGAGATAAGTCTTCGATGAATACATCACAACGATCTTTCATCCATAACTCATATCCAGGGAATTTGTTTGCAGAACTCATACCTTGAGACTTAGCAAAGCCTAAGTGGTGACGAGTACCATCAATGTATCCCCAAGTCATAGAAGGAGCACCCTTCATACGTACTTCACGAATGTTATTTACCATAGAACCATCAGACATTGGAGACACATCAAATACCATAAATACTGGAGTGCTCTTCTTGTTTTGACCAAATTCTAAGTTTGTTTGAGGAAGATCTAACTCTTTTAAGTGGATTAATTCAACACGACCTGTTTCACGTGTAACCATTGCATCGAAAGCAAAGTTATAAGTGATGTGTTGTCCTTCTCCTTGCATGTATCTGTTACCAGAATCAGCCATGAAAGTAAGACCAGAATTCAAAGCATCTGTTTTTAAAGCTTGTTGGAATACGTCAAAGCCAGCTTCATTAGTGTACATTTTAACACGTCTGTCTTTAACATCCACACGTCTGTAGAATAAGTCACCAAATACAGAACGAATCAAGTTAGCTGTAAACTCACCACGATTGTATTGTACTAAGTTACCATTGTTACGCATTCTGTGATATACACCAGCAGAAGTACGCTTTAATTCTTGCTTAGAACCATTAGTCTTCACAGTTCCAGGACGAGCCCAGATCATACGCTTAACTTTTAATTCTAACATAGACTTACGCATCCAGAACTCAATAAATGGTTCCCACTTAACATCATTACGAGTTAAAGGTAATTGGTTACGTCTTTGAGGAGCATATACTAAGATATCTAAAGGTTTGCCAGAAGCATCTCTCATCATCTTGTCATCAGCCCACTCAGTGATTTTGTGCTCATAACCATATGCAGAACCTAAAGATTCAAACATTGTGATTTGCTCACCTAAACGAGGAAGACCTAATAAGTCTTGATCGAACTCACCAATAGCAGCATCAACTAACTCTAATTCCACACCCACTTGCAAGAAGATAGGGCTTACGAAATCAACAGTTGGGTTGTCACTTACTAAATTGAAAGTGTATAAGTATCCAACGTTCCAAGGAACTGGATCTTTTACTACGTAGAAACGTGGACCATATTGACGTGTACCTACAGAGATAATTGCGTTCTTAGAAAATTCATTAGTGTCAATGATTAATTGAAACTCTTGACCATCGATACCAGGCTTGGATAACTCCAAAGTGCTAGTAGGAACGTCAATGATTTTTGGGAACTTGTAAGGTACTTGTACCTGCCATTTCCAAGCATCACTATTATTGTCGATATAGTAAGGTGTGCTCTTGTTAATCATGTCCAAGAAGTCATTACTATAAAGAGAACTCTGAGTGTACAAGCTGATGATTTTCTTATCATAATCAGCAGGCTCAGTTGAGTGAAAGCTCTCTAGATGGTTTGAGTCAGTCAATTTACCTACTGCACGCTTGTCCATAGAAGCTACTCTAGCATAGGTAAAACCAGTTAAACCTGGGATTGTTTGAATTGCCATTTGTTATCCTTTTTTAATTTTTGTTATATAAATTGTTTATTGAAACCAAGAATTGGATTTAGTGATTGGTTTAGATTTCACTGAACTCTTCTGGGCTTGTCTGGCAACTTCACCAAATAATTCATTAGACTTTTTGGTGATACCTGTCTTTTGAATAGTAGATAATGTAGGATCTTTCTCCATTATCTTCATGATCAACGCAAGCTTTACTTTGGTTGCATGATTCTCAGGACGTTTCAGCTCCAGAATTGTACGATCAAAATCAGTGAGAGTCTCACCTGAATTTGTTTTGTACTTGTCTGTTACTAGGAAATCTTGTAGTTCACCAGCTAATTTAGTGTTAATTGGTATGCCATCAAATTCTTTAGCTTTTATTTTCTCTTGTAAAACATTGTTT